TGCGGCTGGCTTGATGACGCGATGGGCGCTGAGCGGGTGGCGGCTATGGACGCCTCGCTAGATCAGCAGATTGAGAACATCATCAACCCGCCGGTCGTGACGCTCCCGCTTCCGTGGGCTGCGTAAACAGATTGACACGGGAGGTCGTCTGCCCGGCCCGTGTCGTTCTCCTCCGGGCAGACACAACCTTGGAGAAGGTTAATGGACAAAATCGCTATTGAGCTTCCGGTCAATGCGTGGAACGTCGTCATGCAGGCGCTCGGCCGCCAGCCTTACGCAGACGTTTTTGAGCTGATCGCGGAGATCAAGCGTCAAGGCGAGGCGAGGGTCAACCCAGTTGACCCTGAGACCGCCGAATAGTATTGTAAACTCAACCGACTGGCCGGAAAGCTAGGTGAACATGAGTGACGAACAGGCTGTAGCGGAGATCAGCCCCGCGCCGGAGACGGAAGCCACGGCGGCCCCGGAAACCGTTGAGACGACGCCGGAAGGACAACAGCCTGCGAAGACGTTCACTCAGGAAGAGCTGGACGCAATCGTAAGCAAGCGCCTCGCAAGAGAACAGCGTAAGTGGGAAAGAGAGCAGAGGCTTGCTGAGCCACAGCCTAAACCTGTGGTTCCTCCAGCAGACCCGAACGACTTCGAGACGGCTCAGCAATATGCGGAAGCATTGGCTGAGCGTAAGGCTCAGGAACTTCTGGCTCAGCGGGAGGCTGCAAAGCAGCAGGCAGCGATTGTTGAAGCCTATCAGGAGCTAGAGGAAACGGCGCGGGACAAGTATGCCGACTTTGAACAGGTCGCCTACAACCCGAACCTTCCTGTAACCGATGTGATGGCCCAGACAATTCAGGCGTCGGATATTGGTCCCGAAGTCATCTATTGGCTGGGGAGCAACCCGAAAGAAGCCGCTCGCATCTCCCGGTTGTCGCCCATCTTGCAGGCACGAGAGATCGGTAAGATCGAGGCCAATCTGGCGTCGAGCCCGCCGGTCAAGAAAACATCATCCGCCCCGGCTCCGATTGCGCCGGTTGCGGCTCGGACAACCGGCGGCGCGTCGTATGACACGACAGACCCACGGTCGCTGAAGACCATGACGACATCGGAGTGGATCGAGGCAGAGCGGCAACGGCAAATCAAGAAGCTGATGGCACAGCGATAAGGCACTGAAAAGATGAGTAATTCGCTTCTTACTATTGATATGATCACGAGGAAGGCTCTGGAGATTCTGGAGAACAACCTCGTGATCACCCGCACGGTCAATCGTCAGTATGACGACAGCTTCGCGGTTGAGGGAGCCAAGATCGGCTCGACCCTTCGCATCCGTCTGCCTGACCGCGCTCTGGTCACGGACGGCGCGGCGCTTCAGGTGCAGGACGACAACGAGCAGTATACGACGCTCGCGGTCTCCAGCCAGAAGCACATCGGCGTCAACTTCACGACCGCCGAACTGACCATGCAGTTGGACGACTTCGCGGATCGTGTTCTGAAGCCGCGTATTTCGCAGCTCGCGGCGTCCATCGACGCTGACGTTGCGAACAGCTTCAAGTCCATCTACAACACGGTCGGCACGCCCGGCACGACGCCGGCTACGTCGCTCGTTCTGTTGCAGGCGCAGCAGAAGCTGAACGAGAACGCCGCTGTCATGTCGCCGCGCTACGCGACGGTCAACCCGGCTGCGAACGCCGCGCTGATCGAAGGCATGAAGGGTCTCTTCAACCCGGTGTCGGCGATCTCGAAGCAGTTCAAGAACGGCATGTTCGGCGAAGGCATCCTCGGCTATGACGAGCTGAATATGTCGCAGTCGATCAAGCAGTTCACGACCGGCACGCGCACGACCACGCTTGCGGTTAACGGCGCGGTCACGACGCAGGGTGCGACTACGCTGAACATCGACGGCGGCTCTGGCTCGGCCACGCTGGTCGTCGGCGACGTGTTCACGATTGCCGGCGTCTACGCCGTCAACCCGCAGACCCGTGAATCCACTGGCTCGCTTCAGCAGTTCGTCGTTACGGCGGCTAACACTGCTTCGTCGGGCGCGTGGACGAACGTGTCCGTGTCTCCGGCCATGTATACGGCTTCGCAGGCTCTGGCGACCATCGACGCCTTCCCGGCAGATAACGCCGTGGTGACGGTTGTTGGCTCGGCCTCGACGCAGTATCCGCAGAACCTGATCTACCACAAGGACGCCATCGCCTTTGCGACGGCCGATCTGCTCATGCCGCAGGGCGTGGACATGGCGTCGCGTCAGGTTCATAACGGCATCTCGATGCGTATCGTGCGTCAGTATGACATCAACAACGACCGTCTCCCGTGCCGTATTGACGTTCTGTATGGTTACAGCGTCATCCGTCCGCAGATGGCCGTTCGGCTCTGGGGTTAACTTTGAGCTTTGTTCTGGGGAATCTTCCCAAGCAGTCGGTGATTAGCGTTACGCTGTCACCGGCCGCTGTCTCGGCCAACACGTCGGCTGAACAGACGTTCACGGTCAATGGCCTTCAGGCCGGCGACCACGTTGCGGTTAACAAGCCCACTGCTCAGACGGGTCTTGCTATCGTCAACGCGCGCGTCTCTGCGGCTAACACGCTGGCTATTACCTTCGGCAACTTCACGGCGGGTTCGATCACGCCGACGGCGAGCGAGGTCTACCTTGTCCTCCTTAGCCGTCCTGATCGCACTATCACCGATGGCAACATCTAAGGAGTAAATCATGGCTCTTCCGAATGGGGCTGGTGGCTACCAGCTTGGCGACGGCAACGTCAATGATCCGTTCATCGACCTTATCAACGACCCGGTCTCGGTCACGGCTACGGCCACGCTGACAGTGGCGCAGGTCCTTAACGGCCTGATCATCGCCAACTCCGGCGTCACGTCGTCGCAGACCTATACGTTGCCGACGGTCTCTGATCTGGAAGCGACGCTGATCAATTCGGATCGGGTTGGCACGACCTTCTCGTTCCGTGTTGTCAATATCGGCACGTCGTCCGGCACGGCTGTCATCGCGGCCGGCACTGGCTGGACGGTCTCTGGATCGCTCACCATGACGATTCCTGTCACGACCGGCGCTACGCTCGTTGCCCGTAAAACGGCGGCTGGCGCGTGGACCTTGTATCGCGTCGCGTAACTCAATCATACAGCCGGCCTACGGGCCGGCTGGCCCTTACCATAGGTGTAAAATGGCCGTGATTTATCTTCGTCACCCCAAGCACGGGGTGAAAGTTGCTATTATGGACCTAGAAGCCGATTATGACGAGCAGAACGGCTGGGAAAGGTTTGAACTAGATGACGACAGCGGGCGATCAGATCAACGGAGCGTTGAGGCTTCTGGGCGTCCTCGCGGAAGGCGAAACGCCCTCAGCGGAAACGTCGCAAGACGCGCTGTCCGCGCTGAATCAGATGATCGACAGTTGGTCGACGGAGAGGCTGTCGGTATTCTCGACGCAGGATCAAGTGTTCACTTGGCCAGCGGGGCAGATTTCGAGGACGTTGGGGCCGACGGGTAATTTTGTCGGCAACCGTCCGGTTCTGGTGGATGACGCGACCTATTTCCGCGATCCGCAGACCAATGTCTCCTACGGCATCAAGATCATCAACCAGCAGCAGTATGATGGCATCGCCGTCAAGACTGTGACCAGCACCTATCCGCAGGTGATCTGGATCAACATGTCGTTCCCCGACATCGAGATGTATATCTATCCGGTGCCTCTTCGGGAACTGGAATGGCATTTCATCTCGGTCGAGGAACTGACGCAGCCGGCCGGGCTGGCGACAACGCTGTCTTTTCCGCCCGGCTATCTGCGGGCTTTCCGCTATAATCTGGCCTGCGAGATCGCGCCTGAGTTTGGTGTCGAGCCCTCAGTGCAGGTGCAGCGCATCGCCATGTATAGCAAGCGCAACCTGAAACGGATCAATAACCCTGACGACATTATGGCGCTGCCCTACAGCATCGTAGGGACGAGACAGCGCTATTCAATCTACGCTGGCAACTATTAATGAAATCAACTACTTACAGAGTGCAAGCAGCATGAAGTTTACGTTTGGCGACAATATAGGCTTGGTGCGCTTCTTCCGGCGTGTTAAACAAACCTATGTGCGTCAAATTCTTGTTGACGCGTATTCTCGCTCGCCATTTTCCAGTTTGCTTGTGCAGTCCTACACCCAGAAATCCGCTGGCGTTGTGCGCTCTTGCGCGCCGTGTATTATGTTGGTTTTCGTTGCGGGACACATCCCGCAAATTCTCTATTCTGTTATCGGATTTGTCGCCGTTGATGTGATCTATCTCGCAAATTGGCCACCTATCAAATGTATAGAGCCACGCAAGGCGGTGTGCTTTATAGCTTCTATTGTGAATGGATATTTGCAAATACCCATCGCTGTTAAAGCTGCCTGCAAGCTGACCGCAAGAAATGTTGCGTCTTGGAGATACGCGCCACGTAAACAGCCCCGTATCAGGGGCGTAATGCAAAATTTTGCGCAGATAATCTGCCGTAAGGGTGTCCATATCGTTCTCCTGAAACGATGTGCGGCTGTGGTGCGGAAGATGGCCGTCTTCCGCACCTCTTTATATATGGAAGGGATGCTCGCGTGAAGTCCCCCATCTTGAATGGTGCTTTTGTTGGGGCGTCTGTAAACGCGGCCGACAACAGGTTTGTAAACATTTACCCTGAAATCATACCGTTTGGCGGTAAAGAGCCGGCGTATCTAATTCGTTCGCCCGGACTGCGTCAGCTCGTGCAGTTGCCAACCGGGCCCGTGCGCGGGCTGTGGACGTTCGGCGATTACGCCTATGCGGTGTCGGGAACGCGGCTATACAAGATCGACTCTAGCTGGGCCTACGTGGACAAAGGCACCGTGGCCGGCGTCGACCCTGTCAACATGGTCGACAACGGCACGCAACTGTTCATCGCAGCGGGCGCGAACGGCTACATCTACGACTCCGGTACAGACGCCTTCGCGCAGATCACGGACCCTGACTTCTATGGCGCGGTTGGCGTCGGTTTCATCGACGGCTATTTCGTCTTCAACCAGCCGAACAGCCAAAAGTTCTGGGTTACGTCGCTCTACGGCACGTCGATTGATCCGCTGGACTTCGCGAGCGCCGAAGGCTCGCCGGACAATCTGGTCACGCTGATCGTTGACCATCGTGAAATCTGGCTGTTCGGTCAGAACTCGGTTGAGGTCTGGTATAATGCTGGCCTGCCCGACTTCCCGCTCGCGCGTATTCAGGGCGCGTTTAACGAGATCGGCTGTCAGGCTCCCTACTCGGTCGCCAAGCTGGACAACGGCCTGTTCTGGCTTGGTAAGGACGCGCGCGGTAACGGCATCGTCTATCGCTCCAAGGGCTACACGGGCGAGCGCATTTCAGACCATTATGTCGAAAGGCAAATACAGCAGTATACGACGCTCGCCGACGCCGTGGCCTACACCTACCAGCAGGACGGCCACGCCTTCTATGTGCTGAACTTCCCGACCGCCAACACGACGTGGGTCTATGACGTGTCGACCGGCGTTTGGCATGAGCGCGCTGGATGGGAGAACAACGCCTTCACCCGCCATCGCGGCCAGTGCCAGATGAACTTTGCGGACGAGATCGTCATCGGCGATTACGTCGCCGGGACGCTCTATGCCTATGATATGACCGTCTATTCAGAGGCTGAGACGATCCAGAAATGGCTGCGGTCGTGGAGGGCGCTTCCGACGGGCCAGAACGACCTGAAACGCACGACGCAGCATAGCCTTCAGTTGGACTGCGAGTCAGGCGTCGGGCTTGTGACCGGACAGGGCTCGGACCCGCAGGTCATGCTGCGCTGGTCCGACGACGGCGGCCATACGTGGTCGAACGAGCATTGGAAGTCGATGGGGCAGATCGGCGAGTATAGCCGCCGCGTCATCTGGAGGCGGCTTGGCATGACGACCAAGCTGCGCGACCGTGTCTATGAGGTGTCCGGGACCGATCCGGTCAAGATCGCCATCATGGGCGCGGAACTGATCCTGAGCCCGACCAATGCCTGATGTAGCCAACAACACCCTCATACCGGCAGCACGTGTCCA